TCGCCTGCGAGGGCCGCAGCGATGGCTAACGCCAAGGTGTTGCGGAAAGCGCAACTGCTGCGCCTGATGGTTGACGAGTTGTGCGACAACATCGAGGCCCGAGAGGCTAGCGAGTCGTGCCTGCACACCTACGGCAGCCTCAGCTACGGCCTGGAAGACGGGCAGGGCAAGACCCAGATACAGAACGATATACGCAGGTGCAGGAGAACGCTCCTCGACCTGTGGAAGCTGATAGGAAAGGAAATCTGATGACCGACGAGAAGAAAACCGAGACCGCCAAGGAAGCCGCAACCGTGAAGAAGGCCATGATCTCGCAGCCGATGGCCGGCAAGACAGACGAGGAGATCGTGGCCACGCGCGACCTCGCCGTGGCGAAGCTGCGCCAGATGGGCTACGAGGTCGTGAACACCCTGTTCACCGACGAGTGGTACAGCGACGAGGCCATGAAGGAGCGCGGCGTTGTGCAGGTGCCGCTGTGCTTCCTCGCGAAGTCGCTTGAGAACATGAGCCTTTGCCATGCGGCCTACTTCTGCAAGGGCTGGGAGGACGCCCGAGGCTGCAAGATCGAGCACGATGCCGCCGAGGCCTACGGGTTGGAGGTGCTTTATGAAGACTAGCGACAAGATGCGCCGCGAGGTCGCCCAAAGATTGCGAATCCTCGCTTCCCACGCACCAGCCGACAGCGAGATGGTCCTCGACGCGCTTGAGCTGTGGCCCGGTGAGTATATCGAAGGCTTCGACCCGTGCTGCGTGAACGACCTGGCAGACCTTATCGAGCCAGACCCAGCAAGCGGTGAAACGTCTGACGGGTATCACACGTTCAACGAGCTTTACCACCACCGCGCCGTGCTGTTCTCAGTGATCGTCGCCTCGTTCCACGACATGGCATGGAAGGCCAAGGCGCACCATGACGGCACCATGTACGACGGCATGTTCATCGTCGGCATCGACACGCCAGACGGCCAAGCCACCTACCACTACGACATCGAGCCGTATTGGGGCATGTTCCGCTGCAAGGAGCTTGACCGAGCGCCAGAGTGGGACGGCCACACGCCAGAGCAAGCTATTGAGCGCATAAGCAAACTTGCCGACCTGATAGGGCGCGAGTCAGACACGACGGAAGATATATCCAAGGTATACGGGACGTTCGCGTGCAAGCGGTGCGGATGCGTTGTCAAGGACACATGCGCCATAGACAACGGTGCGATTAATTACTGTCCCGATTGCGGATTGATGGTCGTTTGAAATGGCTAGCAAGCAATACACCGCCGACGAGCTGCGCAAGCGCCGAAACCGTCAATGGTACGAGTCCCGCTTCCGCTGCGGTTACGCGAGCATATGCCCGCTGTGCGGCGGCTACACGGTATCGAAATCGGGCTATCACCCGTCATGCGCCAAGAAGGCTGGCATCAAATGGAAGGAGCCGGCGAAATGACCGACCAATACGTATTCAATCCCGACATACACGACGAGTGGAAGCCGCCTGCGCATCGCTGCGAGAACTGCGCCCACCACGAGCACGACGTTGTGCCAATCGTCCGTTTCGACGTTGACGGCAACGAGGCGGGCAGCACGACCGGCACGCGCTGCTACTGCAACCATGACGGCAAGCACTTCGTGACAGGAGACAACAACCACTGCGATTACCGGGAGGAGGCGCAGTGAGCTACGACATAAGGCTGTGCGACCCCGTGACGCACGAGACGTTGCAAACCGACGTGCCGCACGACATGCGCGGCGGTACCTATGCCATGGGCGGCACGACTGCGCTTTGGCTGAACGTCACCTACAACTACGGCAAGCACTACTACCGCGTTCTCGGGGACGAGGGCATTAGAGCCATCTACGGCATGACCGGCGCTGAGTCCATCCCCGTGCTCGAAGCGGCTGCGGCCAAGCTGTCCGACGAGGTTTCCGAAGATTACTGGGATGCCACCGAGGGCAACGCCAAGCGCCCGCTGCTGCAGCTGGCGGCGATGGCCCGCATCCGCCCAGACGGCGTTTGGGATGGTGATTGACGATGGCGAGGGTGATCGCGACGCAGGAGGTGCCGGAAAACTGCTCGACATGCCTTTACGGGAAGTTCTACGGCTGCGCCCACGCCGACCGCCAGAAGGATTGGACGTACTACCGCTTTTGGCAAGGCCTGAAGCCCTGCCCGAGCTGGTGGCTCGACCAAAACCGGTTCGAAAGGGCGTGACGCGATGGCCGATTGGGAACCGAAGAGCGGATGGAACCTCCCGCCAGGGTGCTTCGAGGGAGACCCCGACGCGCCGTGGAACCGTGAGGAGCCGAAGACCTGCGGGGACTGCTCGCACCTGTTGGAAGGCTGCTGCGACTTCGGGATATGCGAGCTTGAGTTCGAGGACGCGTTCGACGATGCGAAGCCCGAGACCCCGTGGAAGGCGGCGCTGTGGGCGCACGACTGGATAGTGGAGCACTACAAGGACATGCAGGAGGACACGTGCGAAAGATGCGATGGCTAGCCATCTCCGCCATCGCCCTCCTGCTTGGAGTCCTCGCCGTGGAGGCCTGGACGATTCGGATGCTGGCGGCGGGGCTGGTTCTGCTGGTCCTGTTCGCCTGCGGCTAGGGGGCGCTTTGCGAAACGTGAACTGGGGATGCCTGGCGTTTCTCGCCGCAGCCCTGCTTATGGATGCTCTGGCGGTGTGGGCGGCTTCGTCGCTTGCTCGCTGGATGATTGGAGTTTGATATGCAAGATTGCGTGATTATGGGCAGCGTCGCCACGTTCGACGGCGTCACGCCCGACAAGGCCCGAGCCCTGAAGGTGCTTGAGGAGGCTTCCGAGGTGTACAACGCCTGGCAGGTGTGGGACGAGTGCCGCGACGCCGAGGCCAAGGCCGAATGCCGCCAGTCCCTCATGGAGGAGTGCGCCGACGTCGTGCAGGCGACTGCCAACCTCGTGAAGGCCTGCGGCTGCGACGACATGCGCCTGCACCTCATGGACTGCGAGGACAGAAACCGTAAGCGCGGGCGCATAACCGGCTCGAAGCCATATCCCGATGCCTGCGGGCGCGAGGGCTGCAAGCGCTTCGTGTTCGTGCCGCTTCCTCGCCCCTGTGGGGTTCTGGGCAAGCTCAAGGCCAAGATCGGGGGCCTGAAGTGAACCGCGCGCAGAAGGTCATAGCAGCCGTGGTGTATGCCGGTAGCCTCGTGGCTGTGTCGCTCGCAATGATTGGCATTTGCTCGTTGCTAGCTCGCTGGGTTGCCGGTATATGGGGGCTTGTGTAGCCCCTGAAGGCATGATAAAGCCCCCTAGATTCGATTCTAGGGGGCTTTATGCTGCTTGCTCTTATCTGTGCTGCCCTGTGGCCTTCTCGGCTGCTATGACCTTCTCTAGATCTCGTTTGGCCTCGCTGATGATCTGCAAAAGCTCGTGCCACTGCTTCGGCTCTCGGTCTTTCATGGCTAGTCCTCGCTCTCAAGCCTCACGCTTCCCGGCACGACCTCGCACCAGCCTGCATTGCCGTGCAGCCTGCGCCATGTCGTGCGGGCGTCTTCCTCGTTGGCCTTGCTGCCTGCCCTGTGGGTCGATTGGTAGCTGTGCTCCCTTTCGTAGGTGCCGCCGTAGCCCCCGCCGAAACCGCCGCCGTGCCGTATGATGCATGTATAGTTTCGTCGCATGGTTTCCCCCTAGTTGTAGGTGTCGCAGATGCTCGGGGTGCCGTCCCATAGGGTGAGCCGGTACCCGCTCAATTCGAGTTCGGGGCTGTTCTTGGCCCTGCTGTAATCCCTGACCTTGAGGCGCTTTCCGCTGTCGCTCGCCTCCCTGCCCATGATCGGGTCATAGGTGAAGCAGTTCGACAGGGGCATGTACTTGCGTTCCCACCTGTAGCGGTCTGCGTAGCCCTCGAAGGTGCTTTCTATGGGCCTGATCGTTGCTGTTTTCGCTGTGGCCTTGATGGCCTGGTAGAAACTTCCCTCGCATTCGAAAATGTCGCCCGGCTTTACCTGCATGGTTTGTCCCTTTCTAAAGATCGGGGCAAGGCCTGAAGCCCTGCCCCTGTGCTGTTCCTGCTATGCCGGGAGGAGGTTGCCCCTCGGGGCCTCCACGCGCCGGCTGCGCACCGCGCCGCGCCCCTGCTGCATGCCTCGGCTTATGCTGTCGTTGTTGGATGCCTTGAGGCCTCGCCTATGGGATTGCCCAAGCCCCAGGCCCTCGAAGTAGTCCTCAACCTCCTTGGGGCAGACGATCATCAGCTCGAAGCACTGCTTCTCAAGCTCGGCGCGCACCCCGGCGATGAAGCCGATGACGAAGTTCGAGTAGGCGTCGGGGTCGGTGTACGCGAAGTCCTGATAGTCATTCGCCAGCCTGTGGCAGGTTTCGAGCAGGTTCGCGTAGACGATCTCCGCCGCCTCGCTGTCCGCCTTGTAGCCAACGAACACGAACTCGTACTTGCGGGCCGTCACCATGCGTTGGTACACCTTGCACCTGAAGTTGTCGGCGATGGCTTGCGCCAAGCTCGGCGCCCAGGCTTTGGCCGTCCACCCGGTGGTGGTCTCGGTCACCTGCTTCACCTCGTCGGCAAGCTCCCATTCCTCCACGTCGTTGTCCGCGATGAGCTTCTGGGCCTTGAGTGCGAACTGGATGGCCTCGGCCTCGTTGCAGCCGTTCTCCACGCTGTGCTCGCGAAGCTTCTTGATCTTCTCGATGATCTTTTCTCGTTCCATGGTTGAAACCTCCTTTACGGGAGGGGCTAGGCCCCTCCCTGTAGTGATCTGTTACTTTTCCCAGAGGTAGCCGAACGCCTCGGCTATCCTGGGAACCTCGGTTACCTTTTTGGGCGTGAAATTGGTTTCGCGCTCGAAGAAATTCAGGCCGTATTTGCGGTTGATCTCCTCAAGCTCTGCCAGGTTGAAGTAGCCCATCTCGGGGACTGCCCCGAAGACGAACCCGAACATGTCGCCGGTCTCCTCGTCGTACTCGGTGGCGTAGAAGTCCCAGCCGTTGAAGCAGCTGAACCAGTGGCCGTAAACCACGGTCTCGGCCTTCTTGCCGTCTTGCGAGTAGAGCGGCGGGAGCTTCTTCTGAAGCTCTTTCGTGAGTAGCTTCTGCATGGTATGATCTCCTGTGCGTTGTTGTGGGAGGCCCCTTCTCGGGGCCTCCTGCTTGCTTTAGGCTGCTTGCTCTGCTGGTCTGATGGGGTTCGTTTCGCCGATGTTCCAATCAATGGCCTTGGCGTTCTGCCACTTGCCCTGATCGTCCATGTAGTAAAAGCCATGCTTGCCGAAGTACTTTCGAACCTTCAAGGCCCCGGACTCGATGCCATCGGCTATGACCTGCTTTCGAAGGTCTTTCACCATGTAAATAATGGCTTCTTCGTCGCTGTTGGCCTTGAATGCCTCGGTTACCTGTGCAAGGTAGTTATCGCAAGCCCTCATGATCTCCACTTGCTCGTAATCGGCTCGGGGAATCTCGTTAATTGGCCTGTGCTTCGTGGCCTCTACTGTGTACCTGCCAAGCTCTGGAAAAGCCATGTACTCGTTTACAAGCTTCAAGGCTGTTGCAAGCTCTAGGCCATCCTTTCGGCCCTGGGGGCCTTTCCTGAAGTAGCCTCGTGCTCGCATGCCCTCCACTATGGCTAGGATCGTGTGGTTGCTCACCAGCTGACCACTTACCACCAGATCCAAACTCTGCTGCTCTGCCATCTCTATAGCCTCCTTATTCGGTTCTGAAGTTGCCTGTTAGCTCTGTGGGCTTTTCGGTGGCCCTCATTGCTGACAACTGAATTATTGCACAATAATTACTGTGCTATAGCTATAATGCACAATAGTTATTGTTCTACATAATTCCTACACAATGGCTATTGTTGTATCCCTATGGCTATTGCTGTATCATCAGGTGATCAGATCAAGGGATGAAGGGAGGTCGAATGACACCAACTGAAGCGCTCAAGGAAATGCTCGACCGTTCCGGCATGAGCATGTACGCACTTTCGAAGGCCATGGGAAAAAGCAGGAACTACGTTCAGAACACAATCAAGCAAGGTTCCGACCTCGGCGCGGGAAACCTCGCGCTGATGGCTTCTCACATGGGCTTTAAGCTGACGTTGAACGGAATGGGCGAACCCATCGAGATAACGGAGAGGAGCAAAGATGCCGACGATAATCAAGGGCCAGCCGACTAGCGCCGAGATCCGCAAGCGGCTCAAAGCGGAAGGACGCCCCGTTGTGCTGTCCTGCTCGCTGGGCAAGGACTCGCTGGCCGCATGGGTGGCGCTTGAGGACGAGGGAATCGAGGTCGTGCCAATCTACTACTGGTCCATCCCGGGCCTTCCGATGGTCGAGCAGAACGTGCGCACCATCGAGAAGGTTTTCGGCGTGAAGATCCACCAGTACCCGCACCCCAGGTGGTCGAGGACGCTCAACAACTGCGTGTTCCAGAGCCCGGCGCACTGCGACGTGATCGAGGCGGCGAACATGCCCGTGTACAGCTACGACGACATGCGCCCCTACATCCTCGAGGACCTCGGATTGCCCGACGACACGTGGTTCTGCGACGGCGTGCGCGCCTGCGACAACCCGTACCGCCGTGCCAGCCTCACCAAGCACGGCCTCATGAAGCAGTCCACGCACAAGGCGTCTGTCGTAGCCGACTGGACGAAAGCCGAGGTCATGGACGCGATTGCCCGCAGGGGCATCGGCCTGCCGCCAGACTACGAGCTGTTCGGGCGCAGCTTCGACGGGCTTGACATGCGCTTCATGAAGCCCCTGCGCGAGGAGCGCCCCGACGACTTCGCCGTGGTCAAGAAGTGGTACCCGTTCATCGAGGCCGACGAGAAGAGGTGGGAGCACTATGGGCTTTAAGTTCGAGAAGCCGCAGAAGGCGCGCAATGAGGCGAAAGCCGCCGAGGAGGCGCAGCTGACCGACCATCAGAAGAGCTACCGCGACCGCGAGAAGCGCGAGGAGAAGCGCTTTCAGATGGCCGTCGATTCCGGGTTCTGGATCTGCTTCTGCTTCCATGACGCAGACGAGCGCAGGCGCTTCGCCGATTTGGTAAAGGCGGATGCCGAGGGCTGGACGTTCGGCGACGTAATCCGCCCCGTGTTCGAGGAGCGCATAGGCCTTCAGAACAAGCGGCAGTTCAAGCCGAAGGAGCCGAAGGGCACGCCGATGCCAAACCCGCTCGACTCGGTCGAGACCACCGACAGCCTCGGAGGCGACAGCTTCGCCGAGGCCGAAGCCATCCTCAAGGCGTTCGAGTCGCTTGAGGTGAAGCCCTACTACGACAACGTTTGGAGCAGCGCCTACTACGTGGTGTGCGTGTTCCGCGACTCCGACGACCTCGAAAGCTTCATCAGGGAGTTCGCGCTTGCGAAGTACGGAGACCTGTACATGGACGGGTCGAAGATCCTTGAGGCCCTTGAGGGCTAAGGCCAATCTCACGCGCATAGGAAAATCAAGGCGTCATTCGTGACGCCTTTTTTGTTCCCGAAAACGAGAGGAGGCAGGCATGTTCGGTCGTATTCGCCGCGCAGCGGGAAACATCGCCAACCGAGTGCGCTCCGCGTTCAATCGCGGACGCGGCAGCTCTTCCGGCCGCTCCTCCTACTAAGGGGGAACCCAGGGCCAGCGCGATCCTAAGGCGCTGGCCCTTTCCATCGTCAAAGCAAACCAGAGAGGAGTGAACGCATGGCAGCCAAGCGCGAGAAGCCCACGCTTCCCACCGACACCGACTGGCCCGCAGAGACCGTAAAGTGGTTCGACGCGTGGCGCGACGACCGTTGCAGCGACCGCTGGGACGAGCGCCAGTGGCAATACGTCATGGACACCGCCATCGTCCACGCCCTCGTGTACGGCTCGAACGACTTCGGCGCGCTCGC